CCCTTCTGGCTAGCGAATGCGTCCAAAGCATCAGCGATATCGCCAAATCCTTGAGCCCTTAGTTGAGCATCGATGCCTGCTGTAAACTCCTTGAACTTGGCTTGATCGTTGCCGAACGCATCGTTCAGCATTACTTCCCATGCCTCATGTCCTGCGGTACGGCTATCCGCGGTAGTCTTATCGAATACCACAGCGAAAGGCTTGCCATCAACAAAGATCGTTTGTCCCTTGGTTCCAGTAGCAAATTCTTCAGCTGTCTGTACGGCCTGTCTCTCTCCAATCAATGGTGCGATAGCCTCTACGATACGGTTCTGTACATCGTCAATATTGTCTCCAACGATTACCTTCAAATCCGGTGCCACTACGTTAAGCGCCTGAGCAGACTTGTTAACAGCCTCGTCAAAGTTACTTTGCATTGGATACTCGGTCTTGGCTTGCTCCACAAGTTGATCACGATACGCCATAGCCTCATCGTAATTCTCAAACTTCTGCTCTTGAATATCAAGCTTGTTCTGTGGGTCGTACACCATGGCTACGACATCCGGTGTTCCGTGCTTCTCTTTGTTCCATCCTTCTGGAGCGTACTGCTCGTTGAATGGAAGTCTAGATACAACCCTAAAACCAGCCTTCTCGTAAACTGGAGTAAGATAGTTATCGAAATTGTCTAACTTAATACCACCAGCCTCAACAGCTTTCTGAAGCAACTTCTGAGCAACTCCCTTAGCCTTTGATGCAGCCTTCTTAAATAGACCTTTAATGTCACCATCCTTAGAAACCACAACGCCACCATCTTCATCTGTGATTACGGTACCTTCTTTAGCCGCTTCTTCTGTTACAGAGTCAACAGACCAGTACTGTTCTGGATCAGATTGCTTGGTCTCTTGTAGATCGGCAATATATTGCTGTGCTACTTCTTTTTTGGCTTGACCTTCTTCGGTAACGACTTCAGGTTCTGGTTGGGGTTTTCCTTCGACCACTTCTTCGCCAACTCTGGCTTCTGGCTGTACAGGTACTTCACTTGTTGTTTGCTCTTGAACGGCATCTCCTTTTAATTGTTTTACTTTATTAGACAATACTTGACCGAGGATTTTCTTCTCTGCTGGACTTTCGGCAGCATTGTACTCGGCCATTGTTTTATTAATATCTTCAAGAAGTGCATACGCCTCTTGCTTCTTCTCCTCTGACATGCTGTCAAACCCTGGGAAAAACTTATCGTATGCTGTATACTTCTTCTCTCTTTCTTGTGCAATTATTCTGTCGTACTCGTCCTTGGCAGTTTGGCTTACAGCCTCCTCCTTTAATTTCCTATATTGATTAATCTTCTTAGATGCGTCTGCAATCTCCGGATTAACAATCATAGCCACATCGCTTTTAACTTTCAAGTCAGCGTCAGTAGCCAATCTCTCTACATATTTCTTTTCAGCGGCCGTCTTGGCTTTTTCTCCAAGATAGTTAATGGCTGATGATGGTATGGCAGAGACAGGCTCGGCTACCATCTCGTAAGCAATTTGGCGACCATCTAACTCGCCATCAGCAATAACTTGAGCAGTAGCTTCCCCGGCTCCTCCAAGAACGGCCTGAACAGCAGTTTCTTTTGCACCTGCTTTAAATATTTCTTTTGCTGTTGATTTTGCAGTAGTCTTACCTATTTTACCAGCAAGACCACCAGACACCATATCGAAAAGGGCGACTGGAATACCCCTTTTCATTGCATAAGATCTAGCCTCTTGTATTTTTTCGGGATTTGAAAATGCTGATTTTAAATCCTCCTCACTTGTAATATCTATTCCAGCATCTCTAAGAGACCCCATCAATGAACTTGAATACTCTAATGCTAACGAAGATCCGCCAGCAAATCCAGCGGCAGCACCAGCTGCTGTTCCGACAATTGGGAACACAGATCCAGTTGCTGCTCCAGTACCAGCTCCTGCTAGGGCCGGCTTATATGCTGCACCCATTGATATTAATGAAGATAAAAAAACGTTTGGTATATTTTTGATGAAACCAACTATACCACCCTCGTCTTCAATTGCATTGTCTTGTATGATTTTATTAAGACTAGCTATTTCCTCGAAGTCTATATCGTCTGCATTTTTCTTCCCACTTATAGAGGCAACCTTGTCTGCTAGAGTTCCAGCAGCTACAGAACCATATACTATCTTGTCAATATAGCTCGGGGCTTCGGGGCCTTCTACGGCATTTAAAACCTCTTTCGCATATGTTTTTGTTGGTGGCTTTTCTTTGATAATACCAGCGGTAAATGCATCACCTTCTGGGCTTTTCTTTGTTAATATATTTGCAGCCTTTTTAACCTCTTCTGCGAATGGATTTGGCTGCTCAATAGGAGCTTCACCAATAACATTGGTCTGTGCAGGAGTGCCCATGAAGGGCATCATAATGTCTAGATCTCTTTGAGTAAGTTGTGCGGTTGGTTTTACGGGTTGAGTAGGCTCTACCTTCTGGCCCGTTACATCATAGCGTTTCCTTGCAGAAGGTGCCGAAGGCCCAGCTTTCGGCGTCTCTCCAGAAACCGAGAAAATATCTTTTTGAGCCCCTTGAGAAGGAGACTCCGTACTTTTTTTTTTAAATCCGTATGCCTCGTCAAAGTCGTCGATAGACTTCACGTCATACTCAGGTGCAATTACTTCTTTAAAAAATAACTGTCTCTTTTTAGGATCGGCCAAATATTTCTTAAAGTCGTCAATCGAGCCTACTTCGTATGACTTGGATACTTCTGAATAAAGAGCGTCTATTTTATTTGGCATGTTTATGTTCCTGGTAATTTTTTCTTTGTTGGTGCATTCTTAGCTGGTGCAAATTCAGATGCTCCGTAAACGAAGTCGATAGGAATGTTTGCATCTCCACCCTGTGTATTCAATATTTGATTCATGATACCAATTGCTTGGTCTCCTAGGGGAGATCTTAGCTGTGGGTTAATTACCTTCTCTACAACATCAACAAACTCGTACCTTCCCGCTTTATTCTTTTCCTTCCTCTTTGTGGTTCTCATTGAATATGTTTGGAACTGAACGTGACCATCTGGAGCAAATGAAATCTTTTCAATCTTTTCCTTTGTCCCTGGATATGTCAAATCTTTAAGATAAGACGTAGCAGCTCTACCGGTCTTGTCGCTAAACATTGCGTCTAGGTTCTCCCTTCTGTTGGCATATCTTTGCTGCTTTTGACCCTCCGATACTTGAGCGCTAGATGGCGCCTCATATTTAACCGCCTCTGGCTTCTCTCTTAGCTTATCTACCTCTGCGTCTACCTGTCTTTCGATTACAGCTTGAGCGGCCTTTAGCTGCTCTGGGGTGAGCTTAGGCGTAGCAATACCATTTGGTCCCATGACCAACTGAATACCCTTGCCTGCAGGGATATTCTTCTTCTGCTGCTCGGTCTCGTAGAACTCGTAATCTCCAACATAGTCAGACAATATACTAGCGGCTGACCTTGGATTCTTTAACAAAGAAGATGCAAAGTTTTGCTTTGCCTTTGTGTATGCAGGGTTTAACTGAGCAGACTTGGTCCAGAAACCTTTATCGTATCCAGTAACAGCGCCTAGGTTTTTTGTAAAACCAGCAACCTGACCAAGCAAGTCCACCTTCTCTGGTGTTTGGTTCTCTGGGTTTAGCATAGACATAAAGTCAATTACCATCCCGGAGTTTGGGTCAGATAAAACTATTGAACCACTTTCGTCTACTACAAAATTCTTGCCTGACAAGTCTGACAAACCTGCCTGCTTTTCAAGCATGTATGCCCCAAGAGCTGACGACTTTGGGTCGTTCAAGTACTCTGTGTTCTTAGTTATAATATCGTTGTAAGACTTAGCGAAGTCACCTACTAGCTTCCAGTCCCCAGACATCTTTCCAACACGGGCCTTGTACTCGGTAGGTGTAATCCTTCCGGCCATCAATTCCTTCTTAAGGTCTAGTGTATTAGCCCTTACACGGTCCGCACCCTGTAAAATCTTCTCGTTAAATACATTTGACTGACCAGGCTTGTACTGCTTTGACGCAGAAACTAAATCATCAGCAGACTTCTCAAGAGAAGCACGCTGCTCGTCACGATCTTTTTGTATCGTATTGTAGCCAGTAATAGCCTTGTCAGCTATTCCAGCCCAATCAACCCCGTCGGCCCTTCCTTGATAACCTAAGTATTCTACCATTATCTTTTAAATGGCGTTGTTAAACCAGGGTAGTATCCATAAGGGGTGTATCCTGGAGCGTATGAAGTATTACCAAAAGTATTTGTTCCCATAGGCGCCATTCCCATTTCAGGGGCAGGACCATATGACTTAATCATGGGTGTTCCAGTTGTTCTCAGTGAACTATTCGTGGGGGCCTGGAATGGTGCAATTGCTTGCTGCATCGTAGTGTTGCCAGCCGGTGTCACTTTTGCTTGGTTTTTATACAGTGCTTGGTTTGTAGCAATAGACTCTCCCATCGACGTTAGTCCAGAGAATGCACCAGAGACTCCCTCGTTTACCATTTGCTTGTTTTGAAGTGCAGACATTTGAGCTCCCTGCAATTCATTTGCGCCTAGGTCAAACTCTCTTTCCATTTTTCGGCCCTCAATGCCCTGTCTGTTCTGTGAACGGTACAAGTCTCTGTTGTATTCGGCTTGCTGAAGGTCAGCGGATAACTCTTGGTTGGCCTGATTTCCAGCCTGTACTAGTGATGGTACACCACCGAGAACGCCAGCGGCCCCAGTCTCTTGCAAGGCCTGTAGTCCAGAAGCTGCTTGTTGCTGAATACCCTGCTGAGCCAAGTTGTACCCCATTGTAGGGACTTGAAGACCAGCCGAGTAGTCGGTCTCTGTTAAACCACGAAGACGCGATGCAGCCTCTTTAGCTGCTGCCTCGTCTTTCTTTCTTCTTTGGTTGGCAGCAACTGCCTGTCCAGCGCTTGCTGCGGCTCCTGCTGCTGCTATGATTGATGTTACTGCCGGCATTTTATAATGTTTTTATGAGTTCCGTACAACCAACGCTGCCCTGTTGAAAGCCACACTCAATAAACTTATTGATCAGTGGCTGGCTCTTCAAAGAAACATAAGCGTACTTCGCTCCGTTTAGTTTCGCATATTCAGTCAATGTGTCAACTAAGAACATAATAGCTTGCTTCCTATCCTTGTCCTTGTAGTTGATATTAGACACCACAAACTCTACCCATACTGCTTTAGAATTGGTAAAGTAAAGATATCCAGCGCAGATGTCGGTACCGTCTTTTGATACGATAACTCCACCATTGCCATTGTCTGGCAAGAAGTCTTTGGAAGGAGGCGTCCATCTCCAATCAGACCACCATCCACATAAGATGTTGTCGTAATCGTTCTCTGTAAGAAACCTTGCCTGAAAACCCATTGCTACGCAAAGATAGCGAAGTTATGGGTAACTTTTAAATATCTGTGAAGAAATTGCAAATAATTCAACAGCTTCTGTGTCAGTGTTTGTGAGCGTTGTTTCCATGTAGTAACCCCTAGCTCCGTAAGACTCGGCTACTGCGTTTTTAATGACATAGGCAAAGTCGTTAATATTTGCAACATTGGCAGGGGCTTTTACAACTATCCTGTTCCCGGTGCTTGGGTCATTGATGATTTCATCAACATTTCCGATCAGCTTAATGACACTGGTAATTGCATCTACAATGTACAACACGTCACCCCCACTCGGTGGCGACACTGTCGGATCAAACACGCTTATAGAGTTTGGTATTTCAAAGTTAAAGAACACGCTAAGATAACCTGTTCCTGGAGCGATCGTAGCCAGAGCCACCTTACCGATACCCTGCGTAGACAGAGCCTTGAAGTCGATGGTATTTGGATTCCTTCTAATGTATGTAAAGTAACCACCCTCCTTCTCCTCAAAGTAACTGCTTGCCATCGATCCGGCGCTTAGGTCCGTGATTACAGAGGCAGACCACCTGTGGTCCGAGTCGTAAGACAGGGTCTTGAACATCTTGGTCTCGGCCGGAGCATCGTTCAATATAACGGTAATAGTCGATGGGTAATTTACATTGTACCACCTATTGCGAGTTGCATTGGTATTGTGTTTCCACATCTCCCCGTTTTTGAATGTATACATGAAGCTGTTCATGTGTTCCATCCACTCTGGAAAATAGGAGTGGAACGATGTCCACCCTTCGAGCGCTGGGGAGTATGTGAGAGTATAGTTAGCCATTATGCAAAGTTACGATATTAGCAAGCTTCTGTCAGTGTCCAAGCCGTTCCGTTCCAGTAGTGTGCATTTGTTGGAGCTGCCTGATTCTTGTAGTATCCAGCAGGTGCTACGACAGTTCCCACAGAGTTCATGTACAATGTTCCGCTAGTTCCTACCGTTCCATTGGTCCAGTAAGAGTAGTAGTTAGGAGAAGCACACACACCAGCCTTACTACCGGCATCGGTCAAGAATACCTCTGTAAGTGCAGGAGATGTACCAGTACACGTTGCACAGCTTGCAAATGTCACGATAGTGGTTGGTATGTTGAAGCTAGTCGCTATTGGAAGCACCGCAGCTCCTACAGTCCAGCAGTTCCCGTCAGTGGTCTTCAGCTTAGTTCCAGACGCAACAACACGAACTACAGCATCGTAAAGGACGGCACTGTATGTACTATTACATAGAACAGCGGTGTAGTAGTTTCCGGCTGGAGGTGTCGGAGGTGTTGGAGGCGTTGAGCCGCAGTTGAATACCGCAGTGACAACCCCGTCATCACTGATCTGAATTGCCTGATTATTATTGATCGCATACCATAAGTTATTACCGTCAAAAGTATTTCCGCCCCTAGACTGGATATAAACCGTGTCACCAAGTATTGGGTACGTGTAGTATCCGTTATGGTAAAGGGTCACCCAAACTTCTGGAACCAGTGCACACGCAGCTGCGGCGCTAGCCTGATCGTCTGCGTTTATTTGGAATGCAGTTGCAGGAACATCTACCTGAATGGCCGAGATGTTAATAGTGGTATTTGGTCCAGTACCAAAACAGTTTGTAGCATTAAATGTAGCCTTGTACTGTCCCTCTCCCTCTACAATTCCTGACAAGAATCCGGTTGTGCTATCAAAGGTAATGCCAAATGGTAAAGATGTTTCACCGCAGGCCCCAGTGGCCTCTAGCGTCGCATCGGCAGATCCAGACAACTTTGTTACAGTACCAGCTGTAAAGCACTTTGAACTTGTCTCATATGCAGATACTGGCCATGTCTCGTAGTATCCGGTCTCACAGTTTGCACCGTAGAATACAGCGCCGTCTGTGCCACCATATAAAGTGAAGGCGGTACAATTCGTAACTAGGTTATAGCTTGTTGGATTATTTGTTGCCGCTACTTTGATGGATACATTGACATTAAGACCAATCTCAATGTCAGACATTGTAACGATTGGAGAAAATGTTTCAGCGCAAATACAAGATCCAACCTCTGTTATAAAACCAGACGATGTGATAAATGCGTAAGAAGTCCCAAACTTGTGGTATGCATTCCCTCCGTTATAAACAGTTGTTCCGGTGGACTCGTTGTAAACGACAACACCAACCGTTGGAGTAGCAGAAGGCCCGTTATGATACTTAACAGTGGCCGGCGTCTGAGCGCAAACATTTGCAAGTGTACCATTTGTGGTATCAATTGTTACGGTATTCAAACTCGCACACGCAGTAACAACGCTCCATCCATTTGATGATAGTGGAGAGTAAACAGTCAGTGTTGGGTTTCCGGCTTGAGTTTTGGTGAACTTCAAGGTTCCTGTGCTGTTATTAACAAGTCCATCATATGGAGAAACTAACTTGATGTCGCTAGCGTCAACGCCAGCCGCGATCAGCGCATTGTAGTTAGCGGAGCTATTAAGCCCAACATAGCCACTATCTGCAACTACACCACCATTCAATGTAATAACAAACCTGTCAGGTGTAGACTGAGCGTCATAGTTGAATGTAATATTTCCATTTGCAGATCCAGTGGTTACTGTAGTCTCAGATGTCAATGCAGTTCCAGAGTAAGATGCGGTAGCTCCGCAGGCTATGATGTTTCTGTAGTCCCAAAGCAAGTACAGGTACTGCTCATTGGATGGCGTAAGATACGTGAATGTTCCGCTATACTCAGAGCCAGCAAGTGTCATTGTGACGGGAGTCGCAAGAGACAACATTGTCAAGTAGTCTGCATTTGTGTACTGTGTATTAGACACCAAGTAGTACGCTTTGTTTCCAAGGCCCGGTAAAAATGGGGTTGCTGGGATTCCAGAGGGGCTAGTAGTGGTAGTATACGCATACAATGTAACCGTGTCTCCAGGGTTTGGAACGCCATCGGTACCTCCAGGAGCGCCAAACGTATTGAACAAGCTGACCGGAGCCGGAGTAAAGGATGTATCTGTAAACTCGTATCCAAGTGTCCCAGAGCTGCTGTAGTTGTACTTCTGCGTACTGACAGTCCCACTGTCTCCGCTTCCACCAATAACTACGCTTCCTCTTCTTACAAGTTGCTTTCCTGTCTGAATCACAGTGAATGTGACTACATTTCCACAAGAAGCTGTAATTGTAAGAACCGCACTTCTTGTAACCAGTGTATTATTTGTGGCAATGTCTGCCATAACGTCTTGATCCCCTGTTCCACTCGATGGAGATACGGTCATCCATACCGGCATCCCGGTGATCACCCATCCTGAGTTAGATTGAATGTCAAATATGTTTACGGGGTTTGTGAGTACCTGATTTGGTAAAGTTACCGATAGCGGAGATATAGACAGTTGACAAGGACTAGACGTAATGTCGTTCGAGGTTAGTACATACATTTGACTGTACGGATCTAGAACCCCGATCTTCTGCTTGTTGGTTCCTTCAATGAACAAGTCTCTGAACCAGTCCTTCATCCCTTGGATAGAAATCTCTCCTAGGTCATTTCCAGATATGGTCAATACAACGCCACGCCTTGCATCTGTAAAGAACATGTCGTTCCCCCAAGTAGCAAAGCTCTCTGGGTTTAGACTGATACCGTACTCGCCAACGAAGGAGATCTGCGTTCCTAGGACCTCTGGTATGCTAGCGATAGCTCCACCACCGGTAGAGTCACTTAGCAAGTTCTTTCCGTAAAGAACGGTAGATATCTTGTCCTCTTGGAATACAATCAAGTTTGTGTCACGAGCGTACAGTTTTTGAATGCTTCCAAAGAAACGGTCAACGTACTTAAAGTTGGCAGTAGATAGGTTGAACTCGTTTAATCTGTTTGTTCCGGTGTCCTGTCTGAAAACACCACTGTAAGTCAGTCCGTGTGGAACACGTTCCTGCTCATAATTCTCAATCGTAGAAGAAACACGTGGACTGTACTGCATGTACGATCCATTAAAGTCATCACGAATACGATCGCTCTCAACACCATTTCTAAAACAGTACGCATTGTATACATTCACCAAGTCTACTACTGCAGGTTTCCGGATGGTTCCCGCTGTGTCTCTAGATTGGTTTTGACCATTTGTTCCAGAGTGCAGACCATTAGTAACCGCGAATGTCTCTGTCTCGTGGTATATGTCAATGTCTGTATTCTTTGGCTGTGTCTCGATTATGGTCTTGTTCTTTGACTGTGTAATTGTGCAGTCAACTGTAAGGATTGCTCTAAAACAACGTCCAAAATTACCGCTCTTAAACTCGTCGCTATCTGCATCTGCATGTCCACGGATAAACATTCTAATGTCACCATTGTCTGTTTGATTTACCTGAGTCACAGATTGACCTCCGTTTTGAACAACTGTGTATCCGCTACACCTTCTGAAAAATACTGTTACTGCCCCCTGGTTCTGATTTCTAGCAGTCATTACAAATTTCTCGTAAATGCCATCTTCAAAAAACCATTCTTCAATGTTTACATAATCCCTTGACGATATAAATGTCTGTTCTGGCTGTCCCTCTCCACCGGCAACCCTTGTCTCGTTTATCTTAATAGTGATAACCGCACCCCCATTAATAGCAGTTGCGTCTTTTGGTATTGAGGCAACTCCACCAAATCCATCAGAATCACCTCTAAATATAAGCGGCCCATTAAATACGGTATTGGCTTGTGCGCTACCCCATTCAGCCCTTTGATTTATTCTCCAAGCGTCTCCAACCTCATGTCCAGTTGTTTTTGCAAATCTAATTGTACAAATATTTACAAACGGTGCTACTAAGACTTGATTTAACGCTGTTATAGGTACGTTTTGAGCAATGACACCTCCTGCAACATCTCTTGACGTTACGTAATATTTAAATGTGTCTATACCAGCCGCAGTTCTACCATCAATTTCTATGTATATACGTCTATCTGTTGGTACAATGCTTGTCTTTGAAACTGTAGCTAGGTCGTTACTCCCAGACCCATAAAAAATGGGATCTTCAGAAAAGGAGTGTGCATTTAGTATGGGGTTTATAGCTACAGCAGAGGTTGAACAACTAAACCCAAGAACACCAAACCTAGATGCTCTCGCAGAGTTGGCGCCGAAACTTGTTGTCTTGTTTACAAGTAGGTTTGTGGGAGAAAACGCAACGTTTCCATCGGTCTTTACCTTCATGTACACACCAGATATCTGGTTCTTTTTGTTGTTTAAAAAGTCCTTTTCTTTTACACCTACATCAAGTACTTTGAATTCTTTATTGCTGTACGTAATTCCATTAGGGTTTAACTTGAATACAATGTAGTCATTGGCGTGAACCTTGTCCACGTCAGACTCGTTGATCATGAAATACGTATATATTCCATCAGTATAAAAAATGTTTGGGAATATGGTGTAGTACTGTCCCTTTGCTTGCTTTACAAATATTCTGTACTTAGTAGCAAATGCAGGAGCCTCACTTATTATGTTAACCTTTAAGTAATTGCTTGTATCTGAGTTTGTCGATGAAACACTTGCTGTATTTGTAGTTGATGTTAATACGGTGCTCATTCTACCGTAGTCGTCCATGTAGGATATGCCAACCTCGTATCCCCTGTCAGAGTGGAGTGTTTTAATAGGCTTATTGACATTTCCAGCTATCCTGGCCTCGCTAACAATACTTACGGAGTAGTTTGGAACAATGCCCTTTCCAGTTATGGATACAATGTTGTAGAACTGGGTATAGTTTCCGTAGATAATCCGGCTGCTGATTAACTCTTGAGCCTTTGCCTTTAACGGTACGTTATCAAATAACCTTGTTAGTTGGTTTGACGGCAATACACCATAAACCTTGTTGTTGGCAAACCCAGAGAACTTGGCAGTTTGGGCTCCTTGGTTGTACGTAACACCTTGAATATTCCCCAATACCAAGTCCGACAATACTAAGTTCTCAATGACGTTTACATTTGTACTCGCAGAGTCCTTAAATAACAGTTGAATCTCTTTAATGTTTGATCCAGCAGTAGAAAATGAAATGTCTACAATGTTCCACTTGTTCTGCATTGACTTGTTGACTCCGGTGCCATAGTCAAAAGTAAATTCGCTTGGTTGAAATCCAACCTCTGAGAATGGAGAGAATGAAGAGTACTCGTTATTCATGTACTTATATCTGTAAGCAAAGTACAAGAACTTGTCCTTGATGTTATTAGACAACACACTTGAATCATCTCTAAAGGCTAGTGTAGGAGCCGTTAATGGTGGCTTTACGATGACATTGATATCGTCTTGTGTGAAGTTGTTGTAAGCGTAGAAGGTCTTTGTGTCAACCCTCCTCGGTGGGTTTAAGTTATCTGTCCAGAATAATAGATCACTGATATAGTTTACGCCAGTGATTAAGTATTCAGAATTGAAGTTCAATACATTACTAGAGCCAGCCCTAGTGTCCATTGCAATAATGGATGTAAGGCCTGTCTGTGAATTGTACGATGCGATGATATTGCCCGTGACAGCCTTAACAAACCAGAAAATCAAGAACTCAGCAGGGACAGCTATAGAGCCAATCGTCTTGGCCCCGGCCAAAGAGAATGCACTTCCAGAAAAAGCAGTCGCAGCGGCAGCTAGTCCGCTTACCTGTGTATTACCTAGCTCGTTAGCTACAGCGCCAACACCGGCGTCCTCAGAGGTTCCTACGGTTACGTTCAGGGCGTCACGATACTGCCCGTTTGGAACTAGACGCTCGTCTAGGTCCTTATTCATTATGCCGGATACCAGCGACCTTGTTATTTGCATTATTTAATCCAGTTAGATTGATTTCGTAATACCATCAACAATCTACCAGAGTGCAAGTTGCTCATCCTAATCTTTGCGTTGCGAAGAAGGGCTGACTTCTCTTCTCTCGCTCTACGAACGATGTACTCCTGTACTCCAACACGATTGTTTAAAATACACCACTTGATATAGCTATACATGAAGTCCTCGGCAAACTTGTTTACCTTGACCAATGAGTCGTCCCCGTTCTCAAGACCATCGGAGATGTACTCCATCACCAATAATTGATCCGACATCTGAGAGCTGAAGTTGATCACGCCAGATCCTTGATCGATTCTGAAGTTCGGATTTCCGTTGGCAGTCTCTCCGTTCAGGCCGAAGTATCCGCCCAAGTCGTAGTTAAAGTACCAATACCCATCTACAAGCCATCCATATCTTCCGTTTGCCCAAGCGTCGCCAGTGAACAATTCCCTTGGATACCCTTGGATTCTCTTCATGTCAAGCTCGGACGTGCCCGTAATAACCTCTCCGTTCATGTCGTATAGGATATTGTCGCTAGAGTCTCTTAGGTATGTCTGTGCGTAGTTTACGGTCTTGCTCTCAAACAACGGGAATAACACGCCCTCGTTCTCCAATGAGATACGAACGTAGTTGATGTAGTCAGGTGGCAGTATTAACTTAAGGTCTGGGCCAATCCTAAACTCAAGAACGCGAACATTCCTAGCCGCATCGTAGTTAAGCTCCTGGATCGCACGCTTTGCGTAGAACAGCACATTGTACCTGTTTACGGTTCCGATCAACTTGTCGTCACCAACATACATAAGCATGAAGTTATTCACTACGTCAGCAAGGCTGACATACTGGTACTCCCCGTTATTGTTGGGGTCTGAGTAGTATTGTTGGTTGCTTATATATGCCATTATGATTGCTTGGTTGACTCTGAGTTTTCTCCGGCCATTGCGAACTGAACTACATCGTTCTCACGGATATTAACACCAGCGTATGAAAGGATCTTGAAAACTAAGTCGTTTTGTGAGCTTTCCGAAAGCTCAAAGTCTTGATAGTCAACAGCTGACTGGTTGAATATAGGCGACCCTGACACGACAGAGTATGTCCACTTAGGATCAACAGGATAGCGAACGTGCAGAGCGCTGACATTCGTTTGGATTGTGCTCGGATATACATAATAGAAATTCTCCTTCTCATAGTACGCAGGGTACGATGTAGTGGGAGCCGTCAAGTTTGACGAGATAAGGTTCATAATTTTTGTGTGAGCCACGTACTCAATCTCTTTGTTAGCGTAAAGTAGAACGTTAACGAAATAAGAATTAGAAGGTGCAGGAAAAGCGCCGGCACCAGAATTATACGTAAGAGTCGCTTGCTCGCTAAATCTATCAATTTTCTCTGCAATTTGTTTTTGAATATCTGAGTATCCATCGTTGGCCATTCTGGCGTTTCTTTTATTAACCCAGTTAGTGTAATCGTAAAATTGTTGTTCAAATATCTCTAGCTGAGCCTGTTTGGCAAACAAGTTGAACTCATCCGGTGTAATATAACCGTTGTTGTCCTTGTTTATGATAGCCATAACAGTATTTCTAACCGTGTTAATCATGTTCTCACAAAGATAACAAAAAAAGGCCACCCCTCTCGAGATGGCCTTAGTTTTAAATAGTCTTAATGTTTACGCTACAGCAATTCCGCTAACAGCGTAGGGAAGGTTAGATACAGTGTATGCAACATAAGTCCAAGGAGTCTCCAAAGCAGCAACTACGGCATTTTGAATTGCGTCGCGCTGTGTCTCGTCTCCTGCACCAGCAGTAGCATGTGTAAGTGTAACAGTTTTGCCACCACCGTAAACGATAGTAACTGTAGTTGTAGAGGCTTGCTCAATCAAAATGATTCCTGTAGCCTGAACTAGCTGACGTTGTTCGCTAGTAACTGGGATGCTTAAAAATTTTTCCATACAACAAATATACGTATAATTACGATAACTTAGACTTCACCATCTCCAATACTTCTTTTCCTTCAGCAGACTCTAAGTATGCAGTCAAAACATACACAGGATCTTCACCCTGCTGCACGTTCATCAACTTACGCTTGTTTCCGGTCATGTTGAACCAGATCTCACGGTTATTGTTACGCATGCCAAACAATCCCTCAGAAAGAGCCTTAGAGGCTAAAGCTGTCTCAGTCAATGATGGGTCATTCAACATCTCTAGCAACTGAATTGGATACTCTCTTGCGTATAACAAGATGTCTCTCTTCAACTCTGGAGTAGTCATTGTGTCAACTACAGGTCCCCATACCAATCTAGCTACAGCTAACATGGTATCTAGATCCATATTTCTAGCGGCGATCTGAGCGTCAAGCTCTACATTCATGTCCTCAATGTCGATCATAGCCTCTTTTTCTGGATTCAACTCCATAAAGATTTGGCCATTCAGTGGATGGATATCCAAAAACTGTGACAGGAGGGGGTTGTTCGCTGGAACCATTAATACACCATCCTCGAAGATAACTGGCTCAACAATTGCGTTGTCGTCCTGTTCGTCTTCAAATACTGACTTTTGGTTTCTTGCATAGCGAAGAGCACGGTTAGTCTTTCCATCAAAGTGGAGTAGTGCAAACCTTCTAGTGTTACGAGATGGCAACACGTAAGTTAACGGGGTGGTGTCGGAGGTAAGGACAAATATCCTGTCCTTAAGCTCATTTGTAGATTTTATCATAAGTAGATTTAATTGTTGGTACAAATATAAACAAAAAGGGTGAGTACATTGTACCCACCCCTTATGTGTGATAACCTATTTAAGATTAGGCAGTCTTGAACAAGAAGAAGTTGTTCGCTCCCAAGGTGCACAATGCACGCTCAGACAAGAAACTAACTTTCATTGCATCCAAGTCACTAGTAGCAGCGCCACCAGCAGAACCTGTAACCCAAGTCTTGTATCTGCGATTCTCAGTTTCGCTAGCACGGTAGCGAACGTGCAAGAATGGACGCTTAGCGTTCTTACCCATAACTTGATCGTAAACAGTAGTTGAACCAGCGGGTACTAATACACCGTTGATTTCACCACCAGTGATACCACCACGAAGAGCAGCATCGTTTAAGTATTTCCAATCAGTCTTGTAGAACTCATATCCACGCTTAAATCCAGAGAAACCTAAAGTCAAGGCCATTTTCTCGTCGTTGTTGAACAAACCGTAGCTAGTTCCACCAGCACCGTAGCTGTTTTGAGCAGCCAACATATCATCGATATCGAAGCTGAAGTTACGGTTCAAGAACAATACGTTCTCTTGGATAGCACCTTGCTTGTCCAAACGTTGGATGATAGCATCGAAGTCAGCCAAAGTACTTGGGTTTCCACCAGCCCAAACGTTTCCACGCTGGTTAACTGTGTAGAACAAACCTTTTGTACCAGCAGCAGTAGTACCTGGAGGGTTAGGAGACAAGTAGCTAAGAGCACCAGAAGATGCTTCAGCAGGAACACCTTCTACCATAGCCATTTCCATGTAGTCTTCGAAACGCAAACGAGTTTCGTGCTCAGACTTGATGTACCATAAGTAACCAGTTGCACCATTTTCAGTAGAAACTTCTACCCATCCGATCTGAGCCATGTCAGAACCAGATACTTCGTAGTTGTCCTTGATGATGATAGGCTTGTTGTCAAAGAAAGTATCTTGAGCTTCCAAAGAACCTTCCATACCAGCGCTACCTTTTCTGAATTCAGAACCGTAAACGAATGCAGTAGATGCAGTAGAAACAGCAATTGTCTGACCACCAGTAGCATAGTAAGCTACAGTGAAAGTCAAACCAGATACTGCAGTGATGATAGCCTTGTCGCTAGCAGTACCAGAGTTGTTAGACAAGAATACAGTTTGACCAATGCGGAAGTTACACGCAGTAATAGTAGCATCAGCAACAGTCCATGTAGCAGTGCTTGAACCTGCGGCAGCACCAGAAGTACAGCTTGCATACTTAGTGTGCAAACGACCTTGTTCTGCCCACTTGATAAGGTCAGAGTTAGAAGGCATCTCAGCTCCTACTTGACGTAAGAAAGATGCGATAGAGCGATTACCGTAACGCTCGAATTCTTTCTCGTAGGTATCAGGAAGATACTGGTTTAAGAAATCGAAGTTGGTAATGTAGTTAGAAGGCAATGTTGCCTTGACGGATGAGGGGGTTATAGCAAACCCGGGACTCACTTGAACTGATCCAGCCATAGTTTAGTTTTTTAGTTTTTTTTGTTTAGTTACGTGTTTTTATACGTAGTCCAGAACCGTGGTCGTTGTCGAGTGCAGTTACTTTGAATCCACCTGTCGCTGTAGGCTGCGGTGTCTGTCTGATATCCATCTGGATATTCTTAGACTCCTTGCTTACTTGATCGATGGCAGATGCTTTTCCTTGCTCGTAAAAGAACTTGGCAAAGCTGTCTGGGTTCATTGCAACAGCAATTGACTTGTGATATGCTTCAGCGTTTTTAATAAAACCATTCTCATCTAAGAACGATCCAATAAATTGGCTTACATCGGACTGAGCTTTCTTCATTTGTTCGGGATTGCTAGGTTTGAAAGATACATCACCCTCACCGACATTGAATTCAAAACCTTTGAACTTGTCGTTGAAGACTTCTTCTGTCTTCTTTGCAAAGAACTCTGAGCGCTCCATCTGCTGCTTTTGCATTTCCTCGGTCTCTTTGGAATACTTCTTGAAAGCCTCGTAGTTACCTTTTTCATTTTCTGGAACAAAGCCTTCTCTTGACTCAAGAGGGAGCTTGTACTGTTCTTTCTGTTTATTAAAGTACTCTTTGGCCTTGGCAAGATCTTTTTTCATTGCGATCTGTTTTGACTTCACCTCCTTGGCGTCGTCGTAGTCTTCGTTATAAGCGTACCTGCTCTCAACCTCGAACTTGATGTCCTCATCGTCTAGGTCAGGATTGGTCTGCTTAAGATACTCGACTAACAAATCATTGGCGGGAACTGCATCGTAGTCCTTGTTAATTTTAACAAAGTCTTCGAATCCGCGGCCCGTATCCTTCTTGAACTTCAAGAATGCTGACACGTCCTCCGGCAATTCCTCGGCCTCTTTTCTTGCGGAAAACAACTCGTCTACTGAGTTGATCTCCTTGTTGTACCGATTTTTAAGATATGTAAGAACGTCTGTGTCTTCCAATTCTCTTGGGGTTGCCCCCGGAGTCTCTTCGACACTTTCTTTTTCAATCGTGCCATCCGATCCCACCACTGTGGTCTCTACTGGCGTTTCCTCTGAAGAGATGCCATTCTTCTCTTCGTGTTCCTTTAGCAGTTGTGCCTCGATTTCTTGAACGGATTTCTCCTCATCGAAAGAGACAGAACGCACTTTAAATTCGTTTGTCATATTAGATTTAATTATTTGGTCACAAATTTACGAATAATTGTGACACACTATTTTGGCTCAAATGACGCTAGGTCAAAGCCATCAAGGGTGTCCTCATTCGACTCGAAGTCTACCGGTGGCAAGTTGTTTTTTCTTTGCTCGATCAACTTTGATTGCTGTGTATTTTGTAAAGATACTCGTTTATCCTTTGCCTCTTCCTTCATCTTGTCCTTTTCGGCTAGGCTCTGCATGTCTGCGCCCTTGAGCTGCATGTTCATCTGGAACTCCTGCTGCATAAGGCCTAACTTGATCTGTGCCTCTTGCTGCATTTTCTCCACGTCGAACTGAACCTCTGCCCTCTTAATCTCGATCTTAGACTGAGTCTCGGCTTGGATCTGTTGCATCTTGGCCTGCGCTGTAGCGTTAGCGGCCTCGATGTTTGCCTGCGACTGGAACTGAGAGATCTGCTGCTGCTTCTCCATCTCCTTCTTCTCTTTCTCCTTGCGCTTAACCTTCAACAACTGGTTGGCAAGCTTCAAGTTCTTGATCTCGCGGATGTCGATTGCATCCTCTAGACCGATCTGGTCTCTAGACAATGCCATCTGGATATTAGCCTCGAGCTGTTGCTTCTCTTCCTCGTCTGGAGATACCTCGATAAAGATACCAAAGTCGTGCAGGTAAAGGTCCTTGATGCTCTCTAGGATCTGCAC